ATGAATGCAAAACTAAATATTGAAAACAGTTATCAGCAAATGGTCGTACCATTTCAAGGCGCCAAGCTATCTATTATTGAATACAATAATCAACCATATGTGCCAATGAAGCCCATTGTCGAAGGCATGGGGTTAGACTGGAAAAGCCAGTATCGCAAGATCACAAATAAATTTAAGACCTGCATGGTCAAAATGACCATTCAGCTTTTTGGCGATAGCCAATCACGTGAAGTGATTATGTTGCCTTTACGGAAATTACCAGCTTGGCTGTACTCTGTTGAGCCGAATAAAGTCAAACCTGAACTAAAAGAAACGGTAATCAAATATCAAGAGCAGTGTGATGATGTGCTTTGGAATCATTGGTCTGGAAAATTAAGCGCAAGACAGAAAGCCTTTGATGAGCTCAATCAAATCGATATGGCTGATAAGGTATCCAAAGAAAAGGCTACATACTTTAGTTTGGGTATGCACCAACGCAAGCGTGAAAAGAAAGTAAATGAACAAAAACGTCTTAATTGGCTAAATCAGAATCTCGGTTTATTGGAACTGGGAGTCTAATTATGGATTTACTTAATTTTGATGCTTACCTAATTTTTGCTTGTCGTTTAGCAAATGATTTAGATGAGGAAGTAGATTTTATTTGTGATGAAGTTAAGTTTGTTGTTCAGGCAGCTTCAAAAGCGAATATGCATAACTTTGAAGAAAAGTATCAACAAATAAAACAGGCGTTCCCCAAATGCAAAATCATTATGACGCATAGACCTCTTTTCAATTTAATAGAAACTTTAGACAAATATGAGCGCTTGCAGGCTGCAATGATTGCAGATGGTGATCTACTTGATGGAGGGCCAACTGGACGTATTGCAGATGCCTTTCGATGGGAACCAAAGCACGACGGTGCTCGGCAACGTGGTCATTGTTAACAATTTAAATATCCAACGCCCTCAATTCGAGGGCTTTTTAATGCCCGAAAATTAAGGAGAAAGCCATGTCGAGTGGTGCAAAGATCCGTCTTTACTATGCTGAAGAGCAAACCCCCGAAGTATTACCAACTACACCAGTTTGGAAAACCGTACGCCGAGTTACTGATGGCTTAACTGAAAGCGTCACCACTGAATCATCAAACAGTGTGGTCGATTCGCGATTCCGTCAAGGTGGTTTTGCAACTGAAGCAGAAATCACAGGTTCTTTAGAAGTTGAATTATCTATTGGCTTGTTTGATGACTTCTGGTCAGCAGTTGCAATGAATAACTGGGCCAGTGATGTTCTTAACTTTGGCGGGAATGTGCGAAAGACATTTACCTTCGTCAAAGTTTTTGAAGATATTAACCAGGTATTTATTTACCGTGGTGTACGCATAAATGAAGCTACGATGTCTATTGCTACTACTGGCAAAATCACAGCCACATTTGGCTTGATGGGCACTCTGTTTGAGCGCACTACTACAAACCCTGTTACTTCGCCTTTACCAGTACCTGAATTAGTCCTTGTTTCTGCGCTTAACGTCGGTGATCTTAAAGTTAATGGTGAAACAGTTGTCGGAACTGCTTGTATGCAGTCTCTTGAATTGACCATTAACAACAACATGGAAGCAATTCGCTGTATCGGCTCGAAAAAGCTCACTGCAACGACTTATCTTGAAAAGATCGTAGATGTGACTGTTAACACTCAATACATGTTCTCAGCGCAATCAGCAGCCTATATCGACTTCATTAAAACCCGTGACACCATGCCGCTAGAATTCTCTATTGAAGATGATGCAGGTAATGGTTATGCATTCCAGTTCCCACAATTGGAAGTAGCAGAAGCCAATCACCCGGATGGCGGTGGAGAAGACACCATCACAGTCGACATCAACTACAACCATATTCGCGTATCGCCGGTTATTACTCGTGTGATTGCACCTGTAACGCCTTAATTAACAGAGAAGCATGATGAAAGAAATTATTATTGCCAAGAAGTCAGCAGGTTCTAAGGAAAGCTTCCCGAGTGAATGGGTTCCCCATCCAGATGGTGGTGAATACTTGGTTGCAGGCCTGTACAAGCCAAGTTTCCAATATGTTCAAGAGACATATCAAGCCCAAGAGCGGGCGATCCGAAACAGTGGAGCTTATATCACTGATGAATTCGTAGAAGAGTCCAACCGCAAGTTTAGCGCAATTGTAGGTAAATACCTTGTCTTAGATTGGAAGGAAATCCCATCGAAGTTGGAATATTCTCCTGAAAATGCAGCAGACTTAATGGCGTTTGGTGCTACAGAAGATGATCCAGAGTATGGAATTCGTTTAAGCACATGGGTTCTTAATCAGGCGCAGCGCATTCAGATTGCCGCTGATAAAGAAAAGATTGAAGTGGTGGGAAAGTCACAAACCTCTACACCTACGCGAACAAGTACGCGGGGCTCACGGACCACGAAAAAAAGCAAAGGGAAGCACTCGGTGTAAAGCTTCCTGATGCGCCTGACTATTCTTATGTTGCTAATGCAATTCTGTCTGCATACAACACAATTGCACGATCTAGACGCTATGAACAAGGTGTTCCTCTGGCGTTAGATATCTCAGCAATTAATGCTTATGTTGAGCAATATGACTTGCCAGTGGAGCGTTACATCTTTAATGATTGTATCTTTACTCTTGACGATATGTTCTTGGATGAGGCGCATAAGAAGGCGACGCAACGAGCGATGAAGACTTAAGTACTAACTTTGGTGCATAATCTAGACTATGCGACGTGATATAGCGCACTTGATGTTACATAATACGCCTATGCCCTTGACATTCCCGTTAAAATTCCTTATTGACAGGAATGTCATTATCAAATATTCTATCAATGTAGTCGCAGCGCGGTATAAATACACCACGCCTAGATTGAGGTACGATAAACACTGCGATAATCGTAAACGTATTGTAAATACGTTGCCTCTAGGTGCCGAATACAATATTAATTATAACCCTGCTTATCTTTACCACCTCTTATCAAGTCTAAACTTATGGAATTGCCAGCTATGGATAATCTTTTTTTATTTGATGAAAAAAAGTTGACCCAAGCAGCAGCTTTTTTTCTGTTTAAAGCTAATGGACATTTGCCAATTCTTAAGCTCATGAAATTACTTTATATTTCTGAAAGAGAGTCTTTTAGAAAATTTCATCGCCCATTTATTGGAGATAGTTTAGTTTCCATGAGGCATGGTCCTGTTTTATCAATAACATATAATGTTATGAATGGGGCTGTTCGTCATCAAGAGTTTTGGAATGAGTGGATATCTGATCGCTCAAATAATGAAGTTGCATTAAGAGATAAGAGTATGATTCGAAGCGAAGATGATTTGCTTGAATTGAGTGATAATGATATCTCTTTATTAAATAATGTATGGCAACAATTTGGGCACTTATCAAGATGGGATTTAGTTGATTGGACTCATACTCATTGTCCAGAGTGGAGTGATCCTGGTGCGAGTAGCACTCCAATTCGCTATGATGATTTATTCTCTGCATTGGGATTTAATCAAGAACTTCAGAAGCATATTATTGAAGATATGGAATCTGAAGTTAGAATGAATCAGGAAAATGAAAACTTATGTTGTTAGGATGCTGATTACTAATGAACTGGGAAGGTAAAGTTGGGGATGCTTTTTTTCGTCCAGATGGCTTAAAGGACCATCTGAATGTTGTACTATTTGACCCAAGTAAATACACTCAACTTGGTTATGGTAATAAAATTTGCATTGTAAGAGTTAACATCACAACACTCTATGTGGATAAGTATTACGATTCAGCCTGTATAGTTAAAAAAGGCGAACATCCTTTTGTTCAGCATGACAGTTATGTGCTTTATCGAAAACTTGAAATAGAAGATTTTGAACATGTGATAAAATGTGTTAATGATGGTCCTTGGCGTCCAGCCGATCCGGTAAGTGCAGAATTGTTATTAAGAATGCAACGGGGTGTAAACATCTCTGGAGATACTCCTAGAAAATACAAAGTTCACCTTCCTGAAGTTGATGCAAATAATCAAACTGAATAACCACCCTAGGTGGTTTTTTATTGCGCCAAAAGCACCGTGAGGTGCTTTTAATATATTGGAAAATATATTGAACTACCAAGAACCTTTAATTGGATCATCTTTATCCTGATCATCATCAATTAACTTTTTAGACTCTTCTAAAGACTTGTTATAGAACTTTTTAACATTTGGATACTTCTTAAAAACCTTATCCATATATTCATCTTGGGTACCATTAAGCATTGATTCGAACATGCCTGTAATCATTTCCATCATTTTCATGGAATTAGCGAGTTGTTCTTCTAAGCTTTGAATCTTTTTGTCTTTCTCAGATTCAGATGAAATCTCAATGTTGAGTTCTTCGCCTTTATTTTTATTTAGTTCGCGCTCTTCTAGTACTTTGGTAAGACGTGCCTCTAGCTCTTCAGGGGGCATATTAAGTGGGGACAAGTCTGATTCAAGCTCAAAGCTTCTTTCAAGACGGGCAATAATGTCTGCATTCATTGAGCGCTTATATGCCTTAGCAGATTCAGCCACTTTGTCGCGTAACTCTTCAGACCATCTTAGTTTGTATTGAGGGTCTTTTTGATTCTCGCTCATTGAAATAAACCATATACCGCAAAAATGAAATACTGATCATAAAGTACCATGGAGGTACTTGACAATGGTCGCAAGGAGGTTCATATTATGAATGTACCTCCTTGGTGCTATTGTGGAGATTAATATGGCAAAGCAGAGGAATTTGCTAAAGACGATGAAGATCTTAAAAACCAGAACAACGCAGCAACCCTTGCTGGATACGGGGCAATGTTCGGAATAATGTCTTCAATGCTAGAAAACTTTGGTGCTGAATCATCTAGCGCATATAAAACAGCTTTTGCCCTACAAAAAGGATTTGTTTTGGCAAGCGCACTGCTTAATGCGAAAGGGGCTGTAATGGCTGCTTGGAACGACCCAAGTAATACAACTATTTGGGGCAAGATGGCAGCAGCGGCGGCAGTAGTGGTTCAAACCAATGATCTCATGTCCGCCATTCAGGGTGTTGCATTAAGCGGCTTCTCTTCTGGTGGCTACACAGGCGATATGGGCCGAGGTGATGTTGCCGGTGTCGTTCATGGTCAGGAATATGTATTAAATGCTGCAGCGACTAAGCGAGTCGGCGTTGATACATTGAATGCCATTAACTCTGGTCAACCAATGGATAATAGCCAAGTTAACATCCAGATCATTAATCGTGTTCAGGGTGTTGAGCTTGTTGAAAGTAAGGGGGCTGATGGAACCGTAACAATTGAAGTTGTTCGTGCAGAGGCTCAAAAAGCAGTACGACAAGGGTTTGCCAACTTGTCTAATGCGAACTCATTTGAGTCGAAGCAGGTCACACGTAATACGACTGCTAGGCCAAGTAGATAATTTTCAACATAGGAAAACCACCCTAAGGTGGTTTTTTAATGTCTAAACTTCAGGAAAGGCAAATATGAGAAAGCTATTCTTGCCACCCAATGAGCAGGACTATAACCCGACATTAGGGGATGGGGTGTTAACCCAGCAGCTAACAGCAGGTATGCCCCGGCAAAGACGCAACTTTGTAGGGGCAACACATGGTGTCCCGTTAAATTGGTCGCTCGATATTGATCAAATGGAGTTACTGCTAACCTTTTATTTTGCAAATCAATATGACCCTCAGCCTTTCTTGATGGATCTGATTTTAGATTACACGGAAATTAAGGAATATCAGATAGCGTTCATAGGGGCTTTGAGATGGAGTAAACAGGGTAATTTGTGGCGGGCTAATATTGAGGCTGTTGCTAAGCCATCACCACGAAACCCAGATGAGGATAACCAGGTCATTGAAGCATGGAGACTTGGACTTATTCAAGCATCGCCATCATTAGAAAAATTAGCTAATAAAGCAGCAGCAGACGCTCTGGAGCCATTCCTATGAGTGATATTACTGAATTTCATTTGGATTCTAGCCCATCAGTTGTTTTGCTTGAATGTATTGAAGTGAAGCATAGCTTATGGCCAAACCCACTCCGATATGTGACCAACAATGCAAATGGCATAACAGTTACTCATGAAGATTCGACCCAAGCTGTTTATGAGTATATGCCACTAGCTATCCAGAAAGGAAAGACTTCTGATGATCTGGACCAATCTATCAACATAACGATAGGGGAATTAGGGCAGATAGTGCCGCAATTAATCAAGATTATTCTTGATGCAAATAGCGAAGAGAAGCCACAAGTAATTTATCGGTCTTATTTGTCGAGTGACTTAACTGCTCCAGTTGATGTTATTCAGGGTTTAGAAGTTGAAACAATGAATCAAGACTATCAGGCCTGTACTTTTGAAGCTGCAGCACAAAGATTAAATAGCGTTGGAACTGGACGTATTTATACAACTGATATGTTCCCAAGTTTAAAAGGGTTCTTCTGATGAAAAGTATTGATAGTTTGCTAGATCGACACTATGACCCGCAAAACTATCATTGTGTTCATTTTTTGCTTGAAGCTGCCCATTTTATTTTTGACAAGGATTACTCCAGTTCTTTTATTGGTTTGACTGGATCGCTGCACGAGACATTAAAAACATCACGCAATACAGCTGTAAAAAACAGGCGAATCGATCACCCAATTGACGGCTCTATCGTCCTGATGACAAATCACAATCAAAGCTCCCATGTGGGGCTTTTTTATTGTGGGCGTGTTTTGCACCTGACTGAGCTTGGTGTCCACTATTTAAACATTCAAGTATTGAAGAAGTTCTACAAACGGATTCGCTATTATGAGCCGATTACGCATATTCACCAATCCAGTTGACGGGCATGACAATGTACTACATGTTCGTACTGATCGGGTTCTTGAAGCATTTAAATACATAAAGAAAAAACACCCTAGAGCACGAATCTACTTGCAGCCAGCTTGTGCACACAATGATGTAACACCTACAAATAAGATAGATGAAGCTTCACTATTAATGTTGTCCAAAAAGCACGACTTTGATGTTGTCTGTGAAGCAGGTGAACCAGCAACAATTATTGCTGTGGTGTCCCTTGTAGTATCTCTAGCATTCTCAATTTATACAATTTTGACTATGCCAGATGCGAACAAAGGTATAGAAAAGACTTCATCTAACAATAAACTTGGTAATCGAGAAAATACACAGCGTATTGGTGGTCGTATCCCAGATATCTTTGGGACAGTTCCGGCTGTTCCAGATCTTATTGCACCTCCTCTTCGATATTTTCAGAACAATGTCGAAATTGAAGAATGCTTAATGTGTTTGGGGCGTGGTTATTATGAAATATCAGATGTTAAAGAAGGTGAGACATCAATTAATCAGATTGATGGTGAATCAGTTTCTGTATATGACCCAAATCAAAGCCTAGACACAACAACCCCAATGTATCGATATGGAGATGTTTTAAATTACGCTCCGCTAGTCGGTAAGCAATCCCGAAGCATTACAAGGCAAACGCTTTTAAATCCAAGTTCGGCGCGTGTTGTTGAAAATACAATCACCTTTACTTATCCAAACGTTATTAATGTCGCTACAACAGCTTTTGTAAATGGCGAAACTATTTCTATTGAAGGTGCTCAATACGGGGTTAAAGATCAACTGTTATCGGGCACTGTAGATATAGGTCTTGACTATGTATTAACAGTCGCAACAAGCACAGATATTTACCAGCCTCAAAACTTCAAAGGCCTAACGATCCAAGCGTTACTAATAGACGATCCAGTAGAGGGGACTCTAGATTTAGCTGGAGTTTACGAAGTAAGTAATATTGTTAAATCAGGTAGTGCTGGTTCATGGGTATATGAGATCTCATTAGTTAATCCGCAAGCTGTTAACCAGAATTTCTTGAAGATGACAGAAGCGGCCTCTAGCTCTATTTCTGGCACACTCACAGATAACATCGACAGTATGGACCTAGATGGAACATACACAATCAATATTAACTCAGGCACAACTATCACCTTGTCGGCGCCTGATGCCATCAATCCAGATTGGTTGAAACTTCAGAATTGGGGCAGTACAGCGGGCAATATGGTTGGCTTATATGGTTCTCAAGAGAATTGGTTGGGGTGGTATGAAACCGACACAGAAGGCGACCAAATATTTGCTAACTTCAATGCCCCCCAAGGTCTATATCACATTGGTGAGAAGGGCTATAAAGAAGTTATTGGTGTTCAGCTTGAGATGGAGTATCAACTTCTAGATTCAAATGGTACACCGACAGGTTCGATATATAGTATTTCTGAAAACCTTTTTGGCAATCCTCAGAGTATTGCAAGCCCAGTTGGTTTAACGCTAAAAGCAACACTGCCATCTACAAGCCGTCTTAGATATCGCCTAAGACGTCTTACTGTACATTCTTCAAAAGGCACAGTAGTAGATGAAGTTCAAGCGCATTCTGTTTATATCATGACTGCTTTAACTAAGCTTTCTTACGATGATGTAACTCTAGTGCGGACTGTTACTGTTACGAATGACATTACATCTGGAGTAAAAAAGCGTGAGTTAAATATGCTTGCTACGCGTAAAGTATATTCATATGAGTCAGGCTCACAGTCTGTAGAGCGTATTGCATCTAACAAGTTTGCCGACATCGTTTGTGCCGTTACTACAGATGATTATATTGGCCGTAGATCAATAGACACAATTGATATTCAGGATTTGTATGCGACTCAAAGCCAGATTCAAACCTACTTTGGAACTCCTAAAGCTATTGAGTTTAACTACACGTTTGATAATGACAACATGTCATACGAAGAGACGCTTGCAACTATAGCTTCCTCTGTCTTTTGTAATGCACGAAGAACGTCTGGAAAAATCTATTTTCAGTTTGAGAAAGTGAATCCATCGTCATCGATCTTGTTTAACCATCGCAACAAAAAGCCTCAATCTGAGACTGTGACAACGCGGTTTGGCAAGGACAAGCAATATGATGGTGTTGAAGCAACGTGGCGTAATGCTAGTGAAAACTACACAGAAGAGTCCATTAAGCTTCCGAATGACGGTATCACCAATCCGAAGAAAATTGATTTGATAGGTGTTACGAATAAAGTTCAAGCGCATTTCTTGGCACATCGAGCATGGAACAGGATTAAGTATCAAAGAGAGACAATTCAATTCACTGCCTACGGTGAAGCGGATTTAGTCACTATTAATGATCGCATTGCAGTAGTGAAAGATTCTATCCCTACTTTGGTTCCGCTGGGTGAAGAAGGTGGTTTTACATCTGGAGAAATTGAAGATTGGACTGGTCAAAATATCCAAATCTCACAGCCTGTCCATTTGGATGCTACCAAGTCATACACAATTCATTTGCAGCTATCAAATGGCTCAGTAGAAACAATGCAGGTTACGCAAGGTGTGGATGAATGGCATTTAATTTTAGAGCGCTTGCCAATTCTTCCACTGATCACAAGTTCAGATGGCAAAGTTTCAGCCACGAATTACTCAATCACACTATCAAATGAATTAGATAGTGAGGCCTATCTCATTTCCGAAAAATCGCCAAGCGCCACTTTTGAAAGTGAGATTACTGCTGTGAACTATGACGAGCGTTACTACTCAAATGATAGTGATTACATCAACAACCTAATTTCATAAATCAAGATTAACCACAAGCCCGCATAAAGCGGGCTTTTTTATTGGGTGTAAAAATATGTCAGATTTACAAACCAAAGTAGATAACGCAATTGTCGACATGGGAACAGTAGAAAAGTTCACTAGTGGCGATGAGTTTGATGATGTAATTAGTCGGCTTGGACGTATTTATCCTAGCCTTCCAAAAGCAATTCGAATTTTAATGGAGACTGGTGGTTGGAAAGCTTACAGCACTGAAGCTGAGCTATTAGCTACCGTTCCAACAGTCAATCCATCAGTCGGTTATGCTTTCGACACGAAAAAACTTTATAAGTGGAATGGCACTAGTTGGATTGACGAAGGGTTGAGTCAATTAGATCAGGCAAATAATTATACTAAAACTGCTTTAACAAAGTCTCTGTCTGGAAAAATAGAAGTTGCAGAAAGTAGTGTTATTTATACGGTCGATGGGGTCAGTTTGTTTGGCGTATATCATGGTGACTTTTTTGTTGCTGATTTGAATGTGAGCGAAGGTGAAACTTTTCTTATTACATCTACGGGTCAGGGTAGTGTTAGATCATTCTATACAGCATCTTCTGACAATGTGATTAAAAGCTACGGTGAAGTTTCCACACAATCTCAGTTTGTCACGATTCCCGCAAATGCCACTCGACTCGTTGTAAACTGCTTAAAATCGGCTAGAAATACATTTTCAGTCAAGCTTTTATCAAATGATGAAGCGACAATTTTACAGAAAGCAAAAGATGCTCCAAACCCAAAGCCTTTAATCGAAAAAGCCTTGTCAGGGAACATTGACACTATAATGAACAGTGTGGTCTATTCGCCAGATGGTTTGACTTTAGATGCGGTTGCACATGCGGACTTTTTTTGTGCAGATATGAGTGTAAAAGAGGGCGACTGGTATCTAATCACATCTGATGCATCGGGCAGTGTTCGTGCTTACTACACAGCAAACGGCAATACAGTTAAGTCATATGGCGAAGTCACAGAATCTTTGAAATTTGTTCAGATTCCTGTGGGTGCAAATCGCTTGATTGTGAATAGCTTAATTTCAACTAAAGACAAGTTTTCTGTAAAACTTCTTTCAAAAGATGAAGTGACGTTGTTTAAAAGCCCACAAGTTGTCACAACAGTCAGAGATGCCTTTCCTTCGCGCCCAAGCTACCCAAACTTATTGAAAGAAAAGTGCCCTAAATTTTATGAAAAATTAAAGGGTAAGACAGGTGATCTAACCGTTTGTCTAACAGGAACGTCATTAACGCAGGGCAACTTATATGCAACTGATCGAAGCGATGCAACTACGCGACCACCACAGTTACACACGAATGACTTAGCAAGTGCTATTTTTGATAGTTTGATTTGCTATTGGGACGGTCAACAATATCGTCGTTATGATCATTCTGATTTGACATATTCATCTAGTGCGTGGGCTGTCACTAACGACGTAAAAGATGGCGAAAATTCAGTATGGGATGATCGTGCAGAGTACCGAAACGGTTTAACTAAAACGACAACTTCGGCAAATGCAAGTGTTGCAATGACAATTCCAAGTGATGCATGGCAATTCAACTTTATTTATCGGAGTGACAGTCAAGGCGGTAATTGTACAGTAGCAATCAGTGAAGGTAATTCAAGAGTTGAGGTGTTCAACGGCTCTGCTTGGGTTGAGGCGAACGGCTTTACATTCAGCATGTTAGAGTCAGCCGCTACTGCCACAAAAGGCAATACTATATTTCAGAAACGTTTGAAAATGCGCTGTAAAAATAAGGCAGGCGGTATCAACTCTATCGGCTCAACAAAACGGATCACAATCACAAAAGCGAATGATAATTCAAGATTTAATGTCATTGGTTTTGAGTGGTCGCCTCGTGAATACATGCTCACTTTTATTAATGCAGCGCGCGGTTCACACAACTGGGGTCTAGCAAATGAATACAATCTTGAGAGCTATCAAGATGGTGATATTTGGGGCTTTAATCCCGACTTAATTCTTTGTGAAACAACTGTAATCAATTGGGGTGGTTCATGGGGCTATGATGTTGACCCACTGTATTATTCTAATATTGCTAAACGCACTTACTTTAATGAGTTTAATGATAATCCCAACTCACTGTATGTGAAGTCTAATTCGTATCAGAACTGTGAAATTATTTTTTATGGTGACACTGTTTCCGCACACGATTCTCAAGCTGCTAGTTGGAATGGCAAGCAACCAAAATTTGCAACCGTGACAACAGCAGCAGATAACGGAAACGGCTCAACTGAAAATATTGGTAGAGTGAAAAATATCTTTGAAAACTATGCGGAAGTTGAGCGTTACATGTCTTCGAAAGAGCATGTGTTCATCCCTGTTTCTGTAGTTTTCAAAAATGTTGCTGACAAGTATTTTGGCAATTACAAAGATGCTTTTGTCGGTACTGATAAAGCAGGCGCGACACTTTCTTATGATGGGATTCACTTGAATGACAATGGATGCAAGTTGTGGGCACTGCTAATTGTTCCAATTTTTGAGAATTTATAAGTCTACATGGCACCTTCGGGTGCTTTTTTTTGCCGAAATTAGGGGGAAGGCATGTCAGAAAATACTTCACAAGCTGTTGAAGTTATTGCAACAACGGTTGGATCAAAAGCCACATATGCAGGTGGTGCAGCAACATTTGTTGGTTGGGCTGCCTCAGTTGATTGGCTAGCAGTTACAGGTGTTTTAATTGCTCTAGCTGGTTTCGCACTAAATGCGTATTTCCAGATTAAGAGGAACAAGCGAGAAGAACTGGAGTCACTTTTACGCATACAGCGTGAACAAGAAGTTCATGACTATACGATGAAGAAACTGGGAGCAGGCTTAGATGTCAAACAAGACTAAATTTGTAGTGGGTGTAATGGCAGCTTCGGCTGCTTTTTTTGCGTCCTTAATTGGGTATGAAGGTTATAGCTCAAAACCTTATTTAGATAGTGGGAAGGTGGCAACTATTGGCATTGGTTCAACTAAATATGAAAATGGCACCTCAGTTAAAATGACTGATAAACCAATTACAAAAGATCGTGCCATTCAAATTTCAAAAGCTCATATTTCAAAAGATGAGATTGCTTTCCGTAAATCTCTACCAGGTTTGAAATTAACCCAAACTGAATACGATGTTTATCTAGATTTTGTTTATAACTTTGGACAAAGCAACTGGAATCAATCTTCCATGAAGAGAGAGCTTATAAAAGGTAATCATATTGCTGCTTGTAATGCTTTATTAAAATGGAAGTACGTAGCAAAGCGCGACTGTAGTATCCGTAAAAACGGCTGTTATGGGGTTTGGTTAAGACAACAAGACAGGCATCAAAAATGCATGAGTGTAAATTAGCTATCTTAATGCTGTGTTTAATCTTCTCAGGTTGCACAGCTCACACTATTAATACCTCTGTAAATGTTGGGATTTGTGTTAAGGCTCTTTAGGCTTATTTATTGATTTTGGGTAAGCCTTCCCAACTAAAATAGTTCTGAGTCAGTTTGTCGCGAGTCATAGACCAGCCTCTATTAGGCAATCTACAACTACCTACAGCAATTTTATGCTTTCCAAACTTTTCAACTACTTGTTCGATAGTAGTCATTAAATTCTCATCCTTTTCGACCTTATTCCAGTCTGTTAGCAGATCGTAATTAAAGGTATCTTTAGGCTCTAGGCCTGACAAAATTACCCCGCATTTTTTATATTCAATTCCCCGCGCATATAGATGTCTTATTAAGAATGTTGCCACTTGTACCATTCGCATTACATTGTCGGTTGGCACACTCATTGGCAATGAAAGCGATCTATTAAAGAAAGGTCTATGCTTATCGAATGGGTTTGATTGGGCGAAAACAATAATGCAGCCGCATAGCAATCTATCTTTTCTTAACCGGACCACAGCATTTTGCATGTAGAGTGAAACAGCTTCTTGAAGGTCTATGAGCTCAGTAACCTTTTGCCCAAACGATTTAGATGAAATAATCTGCTTTTTGCTTGGTGGTGAATGTTCTATCTCAATACAGGATATGCCTTGCAGTTCATAAACGGTTCTCTTCATCACTACTGAAAACTGTTGTTGAATATACTCAGGGCAGGCCATTGCTAAGTCTAAAACAGTGTTTATCCCCATGGTTCCTAACTTCTTAGAATGCTTTCTCCCAACTCCCCAAACTTCTGATACATCAATTGATGCTAGATATGATTCTTTATTACAAGGATCCATAGCAACTAAATTACACACACCATCAAACGCTTTATTCTTCTTTGCAATGTGGTTTGCAATCTTTGCTTCTGTCTTTGATCTGCCGATCCCAATGCAAACCGGAAGACCAATCCATTTCCATATTCTTTCTTTCATACCATGGCAATATGTTGTTAGATCATAATTATTTAAATAGGCTGTGAGGTCTAGAAAGCACTCATCGATTGAATAAACTTCTTGCTCGCTCTCAGTTACGTATGTTCGCAAGATAGCCATAAACCTTTTGCTCATTTCAGCATAGACACTATAGTTACTTGAAAGCACCACAACATTATGTCTTTCTACAATGTCGCGAATCTGAAATAGTGGCACACCCATGCGAATGCCAAGGTCTTTAGCTTCATTCGAGCGAGCAACTGCACAGCCGTCGTTATTGCTGAGGATGATAACAGGGCGGTTATTCAGTTCAGGCTGAAATACGCGTTCACAACTGACATAGCAGTTGTTCACATCGACAAGTGCAAAGATTCGCTCTCTCATGGTTATCTTGAAAACGTTACAAATTCAAAATAAATGGTAGAGCTGAGCCTGAATAAATTCAAATTTAAAAATCTGTGGATAAACAGGGATGAGTCAAGTTATGTCGTGGTAGGGGTTGCATTTGGTCGGAAAATGTACTTAAGAAAATATAATTTTATTTTTTACAGAAGCGGGGAGTAAAACGAATTTAGTGGTCAAAACCTGTGGATAAAAAGCGCATTACGCCAAATCTACGCCAAAATATAGATAAGTGATTGATTTTATATAATGAATTGGTGCGCCCGGCGGGGATCGAACCCACGACCCCAGGCTTCGGAAACCTGTACTCTATCCAACTGAGCTACGAGCGCACATGTGTGGGCCACATCATAGGAAAAAAACACCAATAGGTAAAGCACGAAATAGGTAACAAGTGAGTTTAATGCTTAATTAAACAGCAGCTTGTTGTTTTTTTAGTTGCGTTGTTGAATAAGTTGAATTGAATAATTAATAGAATGAAGCGTATGTGCTAGCTCATTAGGCGGAATACGCGACTCCTGTAAGCTGGTAATCCATTGCATTTGGCACATTTTAAGCTCTTGAAGCGTTTTTATTTGCTCTATTTTCTGAATAAGTGGTTTTGCCATAAGCCCACAATATTGACTCAAGCTTTGCTTCATCAACTGTTGTATCTCTTCAAAAGAGAGCTGTTGAACTGGAATTGATGGCTGGGTAATTTCAGTAGGTGAAAGTTGAAAAGATGATGATTGAGTAACCTGAATTTCTCCAACTATATCGCCACTTTTATTATCATCAATAGTATTTTTTTGATGAGCTTCTATTGGAGTTATGGATGATTGTGGGAAAGATATTTGTTCATTTAATTCTGAATAATTTTCGCCAGAAGGAGCAATGAGTTTTAAGTCGATAAGCTGTTGAATAAGCTCTGGAGATGCAATACGTTTTTTAAATTCGCTACTTAAATTTTGAAAATCCTCGTGATCTATTAATAGTAGTAAACGTCTTTGTTTTGCATTTAAAGTAATGTTGCGTTGTTGAAGCGCGACTCTTCCTAAATTAGTTCGATAAAAACCAGCCAT